GTTCCGGACCGAAGCCGCGTTGATCACGTACTCGTTCCGGCTGAGCCGCGCGAGCACGTCGTCAGCCTTCGAGGTCGTTCCGACGTTAACCTTCCCGCCGGAGGCGAACCGGGGAGCGGCCGGAAGGGGGCTCGCTCCGACGAAGGACGCGACCTTATCCCATACCGCCTTGACCCCCTTCGTGTACACGGTCTCGACCACGAAGCGAACGGGCTTCATGGCAAGATCTTTGACCTTGTCCCAGACACGGCCAATGAAGTTCTTCGCCGACTCGAACGCCTTGCCGACCAGCTCGACGCCCTTCTTCATGTTCTCGAACACGGGCTTGATCCCCGAGTTCCAGACGGTCGAGATCACAGTCTTGATCGCGTTGAACGCGGGCGAAATGATGTTGCGCCAGATCCACAAGATCACCGGCGCGAGCACCTTCTCAATGTAGAACTTCATCGCCGCGAAGATGATCTTAATGATTCCCCATGCGACCTCGATCACAAACGAGATCGCTTTCCAAGCTGGTTTCACGATGTTGTTGTGGAACCAGAGCACGCGGGGGGCAAGCTCCTTCACGATCCAGTCTCGAATGGCCGTGAACGCGGGCTTGATCACGCTGTTCCAGGCAAACGAGATCGCGGCTTGAATGCCTTTCCATACCGCCTGAACGATGTTCCGGAAGGTCTCGCTCTTGTTGTAGGCGAGCACGATCGCCGCTACCAGCGCGGCAAGGATCGTGATCACGATCCCGATCGGGTTAGCACGAAGAGCGGCATTGAAGAGCCACGTCGCGGCCGTGACGGCCTTCGTCACGACGGCACCGGTCTTCGACAAGGCGTTATAGACCGCCAGGGCGACGTTAACCAGCTTGACAGCACCGGCGACCCCGAGCAACGCCCCCGCCAAGATCACGAAAATCTCGGGCTTCAGACCGAGCGTGTTAAAGATCCCCTGAAGCTTCAGGATCATCGGGATCGCGGTGTTCCCGATCGCGTTCGTGAAAGCTTGCGTCACCGATCGCTTGAACACCTCGATCCGGTGCGCCGCGCTCTCGCTGATCGTCTTCGTGGCTTGATCAGTGGCACCGGCAAAGCCGGTCATCTTCTTACTAGCGCCGTTCAAATCCAGCGCGAACAGGGCTTGACCCAGATCTTCCGCCTGAGTGCCGAAGAGCGCGACGGCCGCCTGAGATCTCTTGACGGGATCTTCGATACCGCGAAGCCGGTCGAGCGTGAGCTGAAGAGCCCCGGCGGCCGTCTTGCCGCCCTTACCGATCTTCTGAGCCATCGTGTCCGCGTTGAGCCCGATCATCTCGAAGCCTTCAGCCGTCAGCTTCGAGCCGTCAACGGCACGGATCGAGAACTCTTTGATCGCGTCCGCGACCTTGTCAGAGTCCCGAGCCCCCGCCTGAAGACCTTGAACCAGCAGGCCGGTTGCCGTGCTCGCGTCGATCCCCATGTTCCGGAACAGGGTCGGGTACTCGATCAAGGTGTCCAGAAGATCTTGTTGCTTGTTCGCTCCGAGTTGAGCCCCACGGGTGATCACATCGAACGCCTGAGCGGAGTCCTTCGCGAGCCCGGTCCGCATGAGGGTTGAAACGGCCGCCGTCACCTTCGTGACGTCTTCTCCCATGACGTCCGCGAGCGTCAGAGCGCGCTCGGTCGTCTTCTGGAGCGCCGACGACGAAGCCGTACGCATGCCGTCAATGTTTTGGATCACGGACGCGACCGCGCCGTTCACCTGTTCCATGCTCTCGCCGAAGGCACCGGCGAAGACCTTCCCGGCGACGTCGCCGACGCGCTTCGCCTCACGTCCCGTCAAGCCGAGCTGAGCCGCGAGCTTCGCCTGACCCTTCGAGACGTCGAGCGCGCCGACGAACGCCGTACCGAACGCGAGACCACCGGCAGCACCGGCGGCCGTTGCCGCGCCCTGGAATTTCTCTAGCTTCCCCTGTAGACCTTCGAGACCCCGACCAGCGCGCTTCAGAGTGCCCGTCAGCTTGTCAACGCCCTGAAGGACGAAGCTCAGTCCGCGCGCCATGGATGACCCCCGGTGGTCTCTTGATCAGTTCCGGATCGGGTACGCGGTTCCGCGAGTTCGCCGAGACGAAGTGATGATCGAGAATGGCGAGCCGGTCGTTCGCCTGAGCGAGCAGTTCGACCGTGAGCGTCCATGCCGCGACCTCCCTCCCCCCCGCGAGTGCTTCGTTCGTCGCAGCGTCCGGCGGAAGGTTCGAGACGAGAACCCACAACCGGCGAAGCGACATGCGCCCCGCGTACCACTCCGTGAGCTGATCTTTGTCGCGCGGGTAGAACCGCGCAAGATCCGCTTCGATCGTCTCGCTGTGCTCGATCAGGAGATCAGCGAGAGCAATCAGTTTTTTGCCGACGTGCCCCCGAGAGCTTCGCCGAGTCGTTCCATGAACAGATCGAACTCGTCATCGTCCATTTCGAGGTCTTCGAGGTCGGAAACCGCCTCGACCCCGAAGACGAGTTCGAGCGCGCTCATGACGTCACCTGACGCGAGCTTGCGGGCGAACTTGAACCGCTTGTACTTCCGGGGAATCACGAGTTCGAGCTGACGATCTTCGGTCCCGCCGTCGTCGGTCTCGACCTTGTAATTCCAGACGAATACACGCGGCTTGCCGGTGGCTTCGTCACGAACGGCCTTCGCCGCGCGACCCAGGGATTCGGCCACTGTCGATCTTCCTTTCTATCTTTCGAGTTCGGCCGCGATCTCGTTCAAGACGTTGTTCACGCCCTGTTCGAGCTTCGGCCGGTAGGGCTCTACCGCACCATAGAAGAACGGATGCGGGGCTTGTCGGACCCATGGATCATGCCCGAACGTGGGGTGCCGAAGGCGAGCATTCCGGCCTTCGATGTACGGCGGAAGACCTTGCATGCCGGAAGGCATCTTCTTCCCCGCGATCTTCAAGACCATGACCGCGTCCTTCCGGACCCTGACCTGAAGAACGGCCGCCTTCGAGATCGACCGGCGGAGGGACGGACGACCACGCCGGGCGTTTTGTCCCTTGCTCGGGGTCGCGAGTGCGGCCTTCTTCACGCTCTGCAAGATCGGCCGCCCCTGACTCCGAAACTCCTTCCCCAGCTTGCGGAGAACGATCTTCCCGCCTTCAGCGTTCTTCAGCTCACGCACGAACGCGAAATACTGGGGCGACCCGACCTTCAGGGGCTTGCCCACGTAACCAGCTCCTTACGTGGTCGTCAGCCGATCCCAGAGACCGGCGAGCGGCCATGAGAGTGACCGAAGAGCGAGGTCGCCCACGGTACCGTCCAGCGGGTTGACTTGGTTGATCAGCACGGGTCCCGTGTACCGGGGGTTCGTGCTGGTCACGGTGCCGGATCTCGGCTGGATGTTCACGGTTACGACGGTCCCGAACAACGGCCAGAGCGTAGCGTCAACGGCGCTCGCGTCGAAGTCGTTGATCAGTTCGAGGTCCATCGTGCCGTCCTTGAGACCAGCAATCCGGGTCCGCCACCCACCGGCACCCATGGTCGTGGTCTCCAGCTCTTCCGCCTCGAACGGAAGCGTGACCGTGCGAACGAACTCGGAGAAATCGACCGAGTTGATCTCAATGTACGCATCGGTCAGAGCGAATGCGGTCATGCCCTTCCCTTCCCCTAGCCGATGCCTACGGCACAGGCGATCTTGAACGTACCGGTGATCGCCGTCACGCGGACGCGGTACCACGTGTCGGTAATCGGCCCGGCGACCCGAGTTCCCCACGTACCGCCGGTCGTGGTGATCGGACCGAATGTGATCTGAGTCGTCGCCGATCCGAAGGTGTCGTCAGCGCTCGACTCGACGACGGCCGTGATCGTGGTACCGGCCGTCAGGACATGGAACGTGGCGTACAAGTACTGACCTGGAGACACCGCCCCGATTTCGGTCGCGGTACCCGTGGCACCGGTCGCGTTGACCGTTTCGTCCGTACCTTCCGAATCGGTCGCCCGCTTCAGGTACGCGCCCCTGATCAGCCCTTCGCGGTTCGTGTTCATCATCCCGAGCGAGAACGGCGCGAGCGCGCCGACGTCGCCGAACTGGGAGTACGTGAACCGGCCACCCCGGAAGATGTACGCCGTACCGCCTTCGATGTTCCGGGGCGAGACCGTACACGCTCGACCCATGGTGCCGAGTTCGAGATCAGCGAAGATCGAGGCATCGGGGGTCGGGTCCCAGAACCCTTGCACGTCGAGCGACGTCGTCTTCAGCCCGGCGACCCGAGCGCGCGCGCCACCGGAACGGAAGGTCGTCGAGTCCAGAGCTTCGGCTTCACCCGAGAGCGTGACCTGGTTCGAGTCCCCCGAGAAATCGTGATCATGAACGAGAACCGTCGCGTCCGTCAAGCTGAAGGCTGACATCTTCGGACCCCCCTTCGCTCTTCGCCGTCTTCCGGGTCTTGCCCGTCTTCGGCTTGTCTTCGACCAGCTCGACCAGACCGGCCGACACGAGAGCAGGGATATTCACTCGTTCGGGATCGAGCGTAACGGTTCCACCGGGGGCAACGCCATTGATCGCGCGCTCGCCGACGACCCGGTACCGGGCATGATCACTCATGCGTTACCCCTTGCGTAGAGCTGCAATGTAAAGACGCCACCGAAGTACTGAAGAGCTGAGTACTCTTCGAGGTTCAACGGCCGGAACTCACGCACGATGCAATCGTGAGCCATGCCCCCGAGCGTCTTGTCACCTTCGATCGCTGCCCTGACCGACTTCGCGCCGACCGGGTTCGCGTAGTCGGCGAGTGCCCTCTGTCCCTCGATATCCGAAGCCGACCCGGTGAACAGGTGAACGGTCGGTTCCAGCGTGATCACGCCGCGCCCCATGGTCGAGTGGTAGTCGGTCACGGCCGGAATGCCGACGATCGCCATAGGCGGGATGATCGAACCGAAGAAGTATCGAGCCACGTTCAGACCCGCGATCGTCTTCAGCCGAGTCTCGATCCCGCCCGCGATTTGATCAATGGTCGCCACGACTACCCCCGGACCTTCACGCGTGAGCGTTCGTACGGGTACAGCAGCTTCGCGACCTTCGGGATATCCCGAACTCGGATCGCCCCGAACTCCGACCAGCCCGCGACCCCGAAGGGGGCTTCCCGCATCTTGAACGTCTCGGCCGCGAGCATGAGACAGGCTTGCTTCACGTCCGGCGGGACGGCCGCCCAACCGAAATGACCCGTGACCCTGAGCGACGCCTGAGACCCGAGAACCGGGAAGGTCTTTGCCCCGATTGAGCGGATCTTGAAGTACGGCCAACCGGTGTTGCCGTCCCGGATTCCGTTCAGCGGTTCGAGCTGGTAGTCAGCCGCTTCCCAGGTGGTCTCATACGTGCCGTCGCCGGACGTGTCGGTCTCGATCTTAAGATCGGTCAACGTGTGAACGTCGTCGATCTCGGCGAGCCACGAATACCGGACGGCGTACACGCGGGTCTGCGTCCCGGTGCTAGTGATCACATCATCGCGGTTGAACTGACGCGAGCAGTGGTTGTTGATCTCGCGGGTAGCCGAGTCGAGCACGTCGTCAAGATCGTCGTCGTAATCGTCCTGCGCCGCGTCGATCCTGAGATATGCCTTCAGCTCAGTTCGTGTCGCGTACGGATCGAGGAAAGCCACCGGCCGTGACCCCCTTCCGCGTGAGCCCCTGTGACGTGAAATACATCTCTTCGTCGAGGTAGATCATGCCCTTGTGATGCACCGTGCGGACGGCTGTGTTCACGAAGATTGGTATCCCGAGTTCGGCGAGCCGAAGGCAGAACGAGAGATCTTCGGAGTAGTACCCTTCGCCGTCTTCGGTACCGATACGAGTGAACCACTGGTTCCCGTACTTCTCGCGTACCGTGTCGAGTACCGTCCGGTGAATCAAGATCGCTGCCGCCCCGGTACCGTCAACCGGAACGATCGAGTCGAGCGGGTACATCGGATACGGAGAGAACCCCGTCTCGCCGTCCGGATTCTTCTGGTACATGGTCGGATGAACGTGGTACGTGTCCGCGTACATGTTCAGAGTCGGACCCCGGCGAGCCGCGAAGCACAGCGCGCCGACGACCGGCCGCGAGTCCTTGTCGGCCGACTCGACCAGTTGATCAACGATCTCGCGCGAGAACCCCATGTCGGTGTCAACGAAGAACAACCACTCGCCGTCTGTGGTATCCAGAAAGGCCCTGACGACGTCGTTACGGCTGTCTGGGAGGTTCCCCGACGTGCAGAGACTCCGAAGCTCTCTGCCCCCGTTACGGACGATCCTGCGACTCTTCATGAGGTCATACAGGGTGAGGTCCCGGTACGAGAGCCCGAAGCACGCTGACCATGATCCGTTGTCGAGGTAGCCGACGACCACCGACCCCGCCGTGATCTTCACTTGCCGTCGTCTCCCTTCGAGGTCGAGGCAGACCGGCGACCCCGCCGGGTCGGTGCCGCGCTGGGGCTGACCGTCCGGCGCTCGCCCGGCACGGCCGTTGTGGTCTCGACCGGCTTCGTCTCCTTCACCGGCTCAGGGTCGGCCTTCGTCTCGAAGTGGACCTTTTGTGCTTCCCAGAGTTCGGGATGTTCCTTGACGACGTCGTGATCTTCGCGGGCCGTCGTGCTGCCCTTCTTCACGACGATCCGCCTTCCCTTGTACTCGATCATCGCGTTCATCTTCGCGACAAGGATTCGGCTCATGATCTTCTGATCTCCCCAGGGATGGATTGTACGGGTACGGGGCGAACGGTACCGGCGGTACGCCCGTGGATTCGTACCGCCGGTACCGCCGGGTTACGAGATGTTCGCGAGGAACCGGAAGGCGTTATCGACCAGAACCGTTGCGTTGTTCCGCCAGAAGGCGTACAGGCCACGCTGACCGTTCGGCCGGTTCGCGTTCGTCGCGAACAGGTGGGGAACCAGCTCGACGGACATGCCGACTCGATCCACGATGAGGAACTGTGAGAAGTCGCCGAAGACCAAGAGACGGTCGTTCGTACCGGACGTCGTCGTGGTCATGGTCGAGGCTTCGTACGCCGGGTACCCGATCAGCTCAGGCGGAAGGCCCTGACCAAGCCGGACCCACAGATCCCCGCCGTCGCTCGTGGAACTGAGCTGACGAACGCGGTTGTAGAT